ATCAGTTTTTCTTAGAGTATGTAGCAAGGCCTCAAACTGCAGAGATATTTTTTGAAGAAGTGTTAATGGCTTGTGTCTTTTATGGTATGCCTATACTGGTAGAGAATAATAAACCTAGGTTGTTGTATCATTTTAAAAATAGAGGTTACAGAGCGTTTAGTATTAACCGACCAGATAAACTTAAACACAAGCTCTCTAAGACAGAGAAAGAGCTTGGGGGTATACCTAACTCAAGTGAGGCTGTAAAACAAGCACACGCAGCAGCTATTGAGTCCTACATTGAATCTTATGTTGGTTTGATTGGACCTGAAGAGATGGGTTATATGCCTTTTGCTAGAACATTAGAAGATTGGGCAAAGTTTGATATAAGCAATAGAACTAAGTTTGATGCCTCTATTAGTTCAGGTTTAGCTATAATGGCTTGTCAAAGACATCTCTACCAACCTATTAAAAAACAATCAAATATTATTGTTAACTTTGCTAGATATAGCAATAAAGGAAGTCGTAGTGAAATAATAAGATAAATGAAAGACGTAAAAATAAATGTTTCTTCTGTTGGGTTTCCAAGTCAGTTTGTTTCTGATAGCGAAAAAGCTTCAGATGAATTTGGCTTACAAATAGGTCAAGCTATTCAATATGAGTGGTTTAAGAAAGACGGAAACCAATGTAGATACTACAATCAGTGGAGAGACTTTCAAAGGCTACGTCTTTATGCTAGAGGTGAGCAGTCAGTTGCTAAATATAAAAACGAGTTAGCGGTTGATGGCGATTTAAGTTACCTAAACTTGGACTGGACACCAGTGCCAATTATTCCAAAATTTGTAGATGTTGTTGTTAATGGAATGAACGACAGGCTATTTGATGTAAAGGCGTATGCAGAAGATGCAATGTCACAAGCACAGAGAAGTAAGTATCAGGATATGATACAGGGTCAGGCTGCAGCAAAAGATATATTAGAGATTGTTCAAAAAGAAACAGGAGCTGATCCTTTCGTAATGAATCCTGATGACCTTCCTCAAACTGACGAAGAGTTAAACTTATATATGCAACTTAAATATAAGCCTGCTATAGAGATTGCTGAAGAGGAGGCTATTAATACTATTTTCTCAGAAAACCATTATGACGATATTAGAAAAAGAATTGACTACGACTTAACTGTTTTAGGTATTGGATGTTCAAAGCATGAGTTTTTACAGGGTGCAGGTGTTGAGCTTAAATATGTAGACCCTGCAAATATTGTTTACAGTTATACAGAAGACCCACACTTTAAGGATTGTTTCTATTGGGGTGAAATAAAAACACTTCCAATTACTGAGTTAATGAAAATTGATCAGTCTTTAACAAATGATGATTTAGAGGAAATATCTAAGTATTCTCAAAGCTGGTATGACTACTATAATGTTGCCCAGTTTTATGAGAATGATATTTTTTACAGAGACACGGTTACGTTAATGTATTTTAATTATAAGACTACAAAAAAAGTAGTTTACAAAAAAAAGATACTAGAAAATGGAGGGTCAAAGGTTATAGAAAAAGATGACCAATTCAATCCACCTGTAGAGATGATGGAAGAAGGTAGGTTTGAAAAAATGGAAAAAACTATTGATGTTTGGTATGACGGCATTATGGTTATGGGTACAAATATTATTTTAAAGTGGGAGCTTGCTGAAAATATGGTTAGGCCTAAATCAGCACAACAACACGCACTTCCAAATTATGTAGCAACTGCGCCAAGAATGTACAAGGGAGTTATTGAATCTTTGACTAGGCGTATGATTCCTTTTGCTGATTTGATACAGATAACACACCTAAAACTTCAACAAGTTATTTCAAGGGTTGTCCCTGACGGTGTGTACATCGATGCTGATGGATTAAATGAAGTAGACTTAGGAACAGGGAATGCTTATAATCCAGAAGATGCATTAAGATTATATTTCCAAACAGGTTCTGTTATTGGTAGAAGTTATACTCAAGACGGAGACTATAACCAGGGTAAAATTCCTATAAAAGAATTACAGTCGAGTTCTGGTGCAAGTAAAACTCAGATGCTAATTTCGAATTATAATCACTACTTAGGAATGATTAGACAGGTGACAGGATTAAATGAAGCTAGGGATGCTTCCTCTCCAGACCCTAATTCTTTAGTGGGCTTACAAAAGTTAGCAGCACTAAACTCTAATGTTGCGACTAGGCATATACTTGAAGGTTCTTTGTACATCTATAGAAGTTTAGCTGAAGCAATTACCTACAGGGTTGCCGATATATTACAATATGCAGACTTTAAGGATGATTTTGCTAATGCTATAGGTAAGTATAATATTAGTATTCTTAATCAGATAAAAGATTTATACATATATGATTTTGGTATATTTATTGAAATAGCTCCAGATGAAGAACAAAAAGCACAACTAGAAGCGAATATACAAATGGCATTGTCTAAGGGAGATATAAATTTAGAGGATGCTATTGATATACGAGAAATTAAAAACATTAAACTTGCTAACCAATTACTAAAAGTAAAACGTAAAGCATTACAAGAGCAGCAACAACAACAAGCAATGCAAGCTCAGGCAATGCAAGCTCAACAGGCGTTGAAATCTCAAGAGATGAAGCAACAAATCGAAATGCAAAAACAACAGTTCGAGGTAGAAGGAAAGATGAGATTAAAACAAGCTGAGATAGCTTTTGAAATTGAAAAACAAAATAATGAAGCTGTTCTTAAAAGTAAACTAATGGCTGAGGAGTTTAATTATAACTTAAAGTTAAGAGGTATAGAGTCTGAGGCGTTGTCTCAAAGAGAAACGCAAAGAGAAGGGGCAAAATCTAAAAGAATTAGTCAGGCAAATACTGAACAATCAAAATTAATACAGCAAAGAAAAAATAATTTACCTCCAGTAAACTTTGAGTCTAATGAAGATAGTCTTGATGGATTCGATTTAGCTGAGTTTAACCCTAGGTAGTGTATAAAAACCGTATTATTTTTTTCTTATATTTGTAACAATCAAATTTAATTATATGGAACTTAAAGTAAAAGAAGTAAAAGTAGGGGAAGAAAAGTCAGTACAAGAGGTAGAACAAGAGCTTTTAGATAAGCATGAAGAAGGTCTTAATGATGACCGATCTAAAGCTGAAGAGCCTAAAGCTGAAGAGCCTAAAGCTGAATTAAACGAGGAAGATGTTCTTTCGTATATTGGTAAAAGATATAATAAAGAAATTAATTCATTTGATGAGTTAATGAGTCAGCGAGAAACTCAGGAAGAATTACCTGAAGATGTAGCTGCTTACTTTAAATATAAAAAAGACACAGGAAGAGGAATTCAAGACTTTGTAGAGTTACAAAAAGATTTTGATGAATCCAATCCTGATTCTTTACTTAGAGATTATTTACGTGCTACTGAGGATGGTCTTGATGAAGAAGATATAGAAACCTTAATGGATGACTATTCTTTTGATGAAGATTTAGACGAAGAGGGTGACATAAAGAAAATTAAGTTAAAGAAGAAAAAAGCTATTGCTAAAGCAAAAGATTACTTTAAAGAAATGCAAGAGAAGTATAAGCAACCACTTGAGTCAAGGGGAATGCAATCTTCAAATGTATCTGACGAAGAAATGGAAGGCTATAAGCAATACATCGCAGATGCGAAGTCTTATGAAGAAGAGACTGCTAGAAAGAAAGAGTTTTACGACTCTAAGACGTTAGAAGTATTTACGCCTGAGTTCAAAGGTTTTGAATTTAATGTAGGTGAAGAAACAATAACATTTTCTCCAGGTAGTTTAGATGATTTAAAAAAGAGTGCATTAAATCCAGGTAGTTGGGCAACCAAGTATTTAGATGATAGTGGTCTTTTAAAAGATTCTAAAGGTTTTCATAGGAGTGTAGCAATTGCACAGAATCCTGAAAAATTTGCTAAGTTCTTTTATGAGCAAGGCAAGGCTAATGCCACGGAAGATGTAATGCGTAAGACAAAAAATATTAATATGTCGGAACGTAGATCGCCTGAAGTGACAAGCAAGGGAGGAACACAGTTTAAGTCTTTAAACACAGATAGTGGAAGAGGACTTAAAATTAAGAGTATTAAAAGAAAATAATTAATTTAAAAAATAAAAATTATGGCAGGATCAATCCAAGCTACGCCAGGTTTTGATTTGCAACCAAGTTCGCATCAAACACCTTTGGCATCGAATTATATTACTGACTTCAACTTTTTGAATCAGTACTTACCAGACACTTACGAAAAAGAATTCGAAAGATATGGTAACAGAACAATCTCCTCATTCATTAGAATGGTAGGAGCAGAAATGCCTTCTAACTCAGACCTTATCAAATGGGCAGAACAAGGAAGATTACATACTAAGTACGTAGAATGTGGGACTGCGGCTTTAGTTGGAGGAGGAGAAGCAGTTTTCCAAATCAACGACACTTTAAATCCAGCAGGATCTACTGTTCAACCTGGTTCAGGAGCAACTGCTCAAATTGCAATCAGAGTTGGTCAGACTGTTGTTGTTGTAAACAATGACGCTTCAGGTGAGTTTAAAGCTATTGTTATAGCAGTTGACCTTGCAAACAGTCAAGTAACACTAGCGTTTTATGATGCTGCAGGTTATACAGGTGGTTCAGGATTAGGAAATGCTGATGCAAGTATTTTCATTTATGGTTCTGAATTTAAAAAAGGAACAAACGGAATGCAAGGTTCATTAGAGTCTGACGATTTTATTTTCGAAAATTCTCCAATTATCATCAAAGATAAGTATGCAGTATCAGGTTCTGATATGGCTCAAATCGGATGGATTGAGGTTACTACCGAGAATGGAGCTTCAGGTTACTTATGGTACTTAAAGTCGGAGCACGAAACTCGTTTACGTTACGATGACTATTTAGAAACTGCAATGATTGAAGCAGTTCCTGCTGAAGCAGGTTCTGGTGTTGCTGCACAAACAACTTCTGACCAAGTTGGAAACAAGGGGTCTGAAGGTGTATTCTATGTAGTACAGCAAAGAGGTAATGTATGGTCAGGTGGAAATCCTGATGCATTAGTAGACTTTGACTCTATTATTTCTCGTTTAGATAAGCAAGGTGCTATTGAGGAAAATGTAATTTTCTTAAACAGAGACTTTGGCTTTGACATTGACGATATGTTAGCTGCTCAAAATTCTTACGGTGCGGGTGGAACTTCTTATGGTCTTTTTGACAATGATGAGGAGATGGCTCTTAACTTAGGATTCACAGGATTCCGTAGAGGTTATGACTTTTACAAGTCTGACTGGAAATACTTAAACGACCCAACAATGCGTGGTGGAGTTAATGGTACTGGAAGCATCAATGGATTGTTAGTGCCTGCAGGTTCTACAACTGTTTATGACCAAATCCTTGGGAAGAATGCTAAGAGACCTTTCTTACATGTAAGGTACAGAGCTTCAGAAACTGAAGACAGACGTTATAAGACTTGGATTACTGGTTCTGCTGGTGGTGCAAAAACATCTGACTTAGATGCAATGGAAGTAAACTTCTTGAGTGAAAGAGCGGTTTGTACTTTAGGTGCAAACAACTTCTTTATCTTCCAAGACTAAGAATACTAACCAAAGAAAAGGGGGTCTCTTTAAGGAGACTCCTTTTTTATAAATTAAATTAAATTATATCAAATGAAAACTACAGTACAAAGAGTAGACAAGGTCTACAAGTTAACAAGGAATGCAGCACCTTTATCTTTCATGCTTGCAACAAGACACACTAGAAGATTTCCATTACTTTGGGTAGACCCAGAAACAGGAATAAACAGAGAATTAAGATACGCTAGAAACCAGTCCTCACCTTTTGTAGATGAGCAAGATGGTAACGCAATTATAGAACCTGTTGTTTTTGAAGATGGATTTTTAAGGGTTTCTAAAAACAATCAAATTTTACAAAAATTCTTAGATGTTCACCCACACAATGGAATTAAATTTAAGGAATTAGATAATGCAAAAGATGCACAACAAGTTGTAGAAAATATTAACATAGAACTTGATGCAATGATAGAGGCACGTTCTTTATCAATAGCACAACTAGAAACCTTAACAAGAGTATTATTTCAAAAAGACCCATCTAGAATTAGTACAGATGAAATGAGGAGAGATGTTTTAGTTTATGCTAAGAGAGAGCCTCAAGAGTTTATGTCTGTCGTAAACGACCCTGTATTAAAGCTACAGGCAACGGTGCATAAATTCTTTGAAGAAGGTCTTATTAAATATAGAAATAAAAACAAAGAAGTTTGGTTTGCTACAAAGACTAATAAAACAAGACTTTGTACCATTCCTTTTGGAGAAGATCCAATTTATATAGTGTCATCTTATTTCCAATCTGACGATGGAATAGAGGCGTTAAAACATTTAGAAAAAATACTAGACTCGTAATTGCATTAGGGAGCTATACGTGTTTAGTGAAAGTAAGGGGTCTGTTTTTAGACCTCTTTTTTTTTTAACTATCTTTGTGTAAATAATAGTTAGGATGATAAACGACATTAGAAATACAGTTTTAGCTGTGTTAAATAAAAATAATTACGGCTATATATCTCCACAAGATTTCAATCTATATGCACAACAGGCTCAGATGGATTTATTTGAGGACTATTTCTATGCATATAATTACCAAGTAAATAAAGAAAACCAAAGAACTTCAGGAACAGATTATGCAGACATAAAAAAAGGATACGCAGAGGTTATTGATTTTTTTTCAGTAACATCAAACTTGACTCAAAATGGAGGTGCTACAAATAGCTTTTTTTTACCTTCACTTGCAACTACAGGTTCTGATTTTTATTTAATTAATAAAATATTTACAGGAGGTATAGAGCTAGAAAGGGTTAATCAAAGTAAAATATTATTACTTAACTCATCTCCTTTGACTGCTCCATCTACAATGTTTCCTGCGTATACTACTCAAGGAAATATTGCAACAATATACCCTGTGTCGTCTGCAGCACCAACAATTACTTGTCAATACATTCGTTACCCTAAGCCACCTAAATGGACTTATGTGGACTTAGGTAATAACAGTGAGCCAGTGTTTGACCAAACTCAACCTGACTATCAAGACTTTGAATTGTTCCCAGATGATGCCACTGATTTAACAATGAAAATATTACAGTATGCAGGAGTTTCAATAAGAGAGGCCTCTGTTGTTCAATATGCAGGAGCTGCAGAAGCGACTGAAACTAATAGCGAAAAATAATTATGTCATACATTAGCCAATACGATTACTATGAGAATGGAGGTAATGCTCCTGAAGATGCTAACTGGGGATCATACCAATACGTGTCATTGAAAGATATAGTTGTAAACTATCAGTTAATGTATTCTGGTAATCACTCTTTGGTAAACAATGAAGAGAGGTACAAAATACTTTTTCATGCAAAGAGAGCGATACAGGAATTAAACTATGATGCTTTTAAGGAAATTAAAGTATTACAGTTAAATGTTTCTGAAGACCTTAGATTTATACTTCCCTCAGACTATGTCAATTGGGTTAGAATATCTTACTTTCAGAATGGAGTAATAAGGCCTATGGTAGAAAATATTCAGGTAAACTCAGCTAAAGCTTATCTTCAGGCTAATGACAATAGGATACTATTTGACCAAGATGGTAAGGCTTTACAGCCTGAATATTCTCCGTTGGATTTCTCAAGGATTACGGCACAACAACCAAGCATTTATTTAAATAGTCTTAGTCCTTACAATGGATTAATGGGTTACGAATATGAAGGGTGTTGGTACTTTGACTTTGCTGTGGGAGCTAGGTTTGGCCTTAATACTGAAACCGCCAATGCAAATCCTACCTTTAGGATTGACAAAAAATCAGGTGTTATAAACTTTGATTCAACCATGGCAAACGAAAGTTGTATATTGGAATACGTTTCTGATGGAATGGAGGGTGGAGACGATACCCAAGTAACTGTAAATAAGTTGTTTGAAGATTATGTTTACGCATATATTAGTTATCAAATATTAAATAGTAAATTAGGCGTACAAGAATATGTTGTTAATAGAGCTAGAAAAGCTAAATCAGCACTTCTACGAAACGCAAAAATAAGATTAAGCAATATACACCCAGGAAGATTATTAATGAATCTGAGAGGTCGAGACAAGTGGATAAAATAATATGGCTACATTTCAAAGGAATTTTATAGCAGGTAAGATGAATAAATCCGTTGACGAACGACTTGTTCCAAACGGTCAATATATTGATGCATTAAATGTTAGGCTAGGTTCTTCTGAGTCTACAGAGGTGGGTGCTGTTGAAAACTCAAAAGGTAACACTAAGCTTACAAGCATAGGTTATCAGGGTAATCTTTTGAGTACTAGTGCTAGATGTATTGGTGCGTACGAGGATGGAGCTAATGAGACTTTGTATTGGTTTATTCATGACTCTGATTTTTCCGCTTCTCCTACAGGAAAACTTGACTTAATACTTTCGTTTAATTCAGCTACAAACAATTTAATATATCACGTAGTAAGTGTATCAAAAGGTGGTTCAACTCCTACTGAAACAGTTTTAAACTTCAACGAAAAGTATCTTATTACAGGAGTAAACTTGGTGGATGGATTATTGTTTTGGACAGACAATTATAATCCACCTAGATTTTTAAATACCCAACGTAATTATAAAACTCCGAGTGGCACACCTTTAGTTGATGGTGATGGAAATTCAGAATTATTTTTTGAATCTTTTTTGGTTATAAAAAAACCGCCACACAGTGCGCCAACTATTGAAATGACTACCACAAGTGGGGGAGATGAAAATTATTTGGAAGAACGATTTATTTCATTTGCTTATAGGTATGAGTATCAAGACGATGAGTATTCAGCTACCTCACAATTTTCAGACGCAGCATTTTTTACAAATCCTTTTGAATTTAGTAGTCAGTCATATTTAAATGAAGGAGTGACAAACAGGTTTAATACTGCTATTATAACATACAACTCAGGTAGTTCGTTAGTTACAGCTATTGATTTGTTATTTAAAGATAGCAGTGGTACTGTAATTAGGGTTATAGAGAAATTAAAAAAATCAGAGCTAGGTCTTGCTGACAATACTGACTATACTTTTGTTTTTAGAAACAGCAAAATATTTACTATTCTTCCTGAGGCTGAACTACTTAGGTTATATGACAATGTTCCTTTATTAGCCCAAGCTCAAACCTTAATGGGTAATAGGCTGATGTATGGTAATTATGTTGAAAACTACAACCTTGTAGATGTAAATAATTCTCCTGTTAAACTTGAGTATGAAACAGAATTAATTTCAAAACTCATAGGTAATGAAGAGGTTTTAGATACTACAGGAAATGTGGGTTATACTTTTGGGTCAACAACAAACATACCTAACGCACAGTTAATTATTGACTTAGAAGGTTTAGACTTAGTTGCTGGATCTAGCATTTCTATTGACGCAAGTTTTATTCACAACTCTTTTGCTGGAAATACTCCATCTGAAACAACTACTAATACTGATGTTATTTTTTCATATGTACTTCCTCAATCTTTTAGTAGTGCATACGAGTTGGCTACAAGTGTAGACTTTCAGGAAAAAATAGGTATTGCGTCAAACATAAAACCTATTTACAGCTCTAATCCTAACGATGAGACGTCGTGCCAGGGGGTTACTTTTACTGATTTAATTAACTGCGCTATTCCAAATATTTTAGATAGCTCGCAGCCTACTAGTTGGACTAAGTTTGAAAGTGGAATATCTGCAGCAAATCAGCCGCTTGGCATTATAACATCACCAGGATCAAATACCATAGGGATTGAATTGATTGCTATGAGAAGAGTAGACGCTACCAATAATCCTACACAAAATGCATACGAATATTTTAGTTGGAATTTTGCTGAGGTTTTTTTTCAAACAATAAGTGACACTAGAAGTTTACATAGTAATAGAGACTATGAGATAGGAATTGTTTACATGGATGATTTTAATAGGTCCTCTACTGCTTTAGTTAGTCCTAATAATAGTGAGCATATTCCATGTGGGTTTTCTGACCAAAAGAACTCAATTAGGGTGACAATACCTACCCAACAAAAACCTCCATATTGGGCTACAAAATACAAGTTTGCTATAAAGCCTAGCAGGGAAAATTACGAGACTATTTATACTAGCGTATACTTTACAGACCCCACTACTAATGAAACGTATTTTTTATTAGAAGGAGAAAACCAAAGGAAAGTAGAAACAGGTGACAGATACATTGTAAAGGCCGATACTCAAGGGCCTTTGTTAAGGTGCTCTTACGCAACAGTTTTAGAGAAGGAGGCTAAGGAGTCTGATTTTTTAGACCCTGCCCCTCAGAATTCTGATGGTGAAGATATTTCTATTCCTGCAGGAACTTATATGAAAATAAAGGCTCAAGATTTTTCTGTGCAATTAGGAGATAACCCATTTATCTTACCAGGGAAACAGTGCTCTGTATCAAAAAAAGATAACCAATCAGTTATTGGAGCATATAGAGGGTTGTCTGGAACACCAGATAATTCAGGAAACTACTCTCCTTTTAACATACCTTCTGGCAGTAGAATAAAAATAGACCTTGACTTTACAAGAAGAGGTTCGGGAGATGGAAACTTGAGTTGTGAGAGAAGAAAGTATAGGTTAGAAACTACTTTAACTGCCTCTAAAGATTATGATAATATTATTGAGTGGTGGAATGGAGATAACATAGGTAGTATTATAAATACAGGAGATCAAGAAGTTGGAGGCGGAGGTGCTGATATAGAAAATCAATATGATTCTACATTAATAACAAGCGAAGCTAATAATTACGGTTATGGTAATGGTAGTCAAGACATTAACTACTACGCATGGTTTCAAGACACAGGAGCAGGCTCAAATAATACAAACGAGATACGTTTTATTACTTCAGGAACAACAGCCTGTGGTTCAAAACCTAAGAGACGCTCAAACTCTTGTATTACATTTGAGGTATACAGAGCAGAAAACACTATAGTATTTGAAACAGAACCATCTGATGCTCAACCAGATGTATGGTATGAGTCTTCTGAAACTTTTAATATTGTAAAAGAAGGATGTAAGTTTTTAGCAACGGTTGGAGCATCTGAACCTCAACCAATTGCTTTTGAGTATACCTTAGATGGAGCTTCACAACAGCTTATTGTTCAGCCAGGTTCTCAGCAAAAAACTTTAGGGGATTGTGGCTCTATGGTTGTCTCAACATCGACACCTCCAAGTAATCCTTCAAACGTAACAATAGTTTCTACAGATTTAGAAAACTCTCACGCAGGAAATGTACAAGACCAAACAACAGGTCAACCAGCTATTATAGATACATCTTTCTTTAATTGTTTTGCATTTGGAAATGGAGTTGAAAGTTATAAAATTAGAGACTCAATTGTTGGAGCTCCACTGCTATTAGGTAATAGAGTAACGACTACATCTTCAGAAGATTACAGGCAGGCAAATAGGTTTGCGGATATTACTTACAGTGGGATATACAACGATGAGAGTAATGTAAATAAACTTAATGAATTTAATTTAGGTCTTTTAAATTTTAAAAGAACAGAGGAGTCGTTTGGGCCGATACAAAAACTATTTGCTAGAAGTACAGATGTGCTTACGTTGCAGGAAGATAAAATATCTTATGTATTGGCAGGTAAAAATTTACTGTCTGATGCTGCTGTTGGTGGAGCAATAACCTCAATACCAGAGGTGTTAGGAACTCAAATCGCTAGACTAGAAGAGTTTGGAATAAGTTCCAACCCTGAAAGTTTTGCAGTGTACGGTTATAATAAATATTTTTCTGACCAAAAGAGAGGCGTATTAATTCAGTTAACAGGTAGTGCTTATTCTAATGAACAATTAACTGTTATTTCTGAAGCAGGAATGCGTTCGTGGTTTAGAGATAAATTTATAGCATCACCAAGCACACAAAAACTTGGAGGATACGACCCTTACATGGATGAGTATGTGTTTTCTATTAATGATGACCCATTACCTGTTGATGTAAAATGTTTTGAGTGTGGGATTAGTCAACTTTTTAACTATAATTTAACTGCACAAAATTTATGTTTTGATGTTGGGCAATTAGTTGGTCAAGTAGAAATTATAGTAAATGTTGAATTTTCTGAGACAGGTACTTTTGAAATGGAAAGCACGTATGACGGATCATCTACTCAAACAGTTTTATCTGAAGGTGTTAACACGGTTATAGTTAATAAGGATAAAGTTTTAGTTGAAAAGATTGATTTATCTTTTACAGGGTCTGTTGTTGCTGACGTAAGTTTATCACTGTCTTGCCCTGATGCAGACACAATAGAAATCATTCAGGTATGCGTTTCAGATAATGTAGATGGAGGCAAATTCATACACAACCAGTATAGATGGGTTGATGGTGCTTTTATTTCTCCACTACACCAAGAACAAATACAGTTAGATAATTCAACAAGCTACCCTATTATATCTCAGTACAGCTCTGTATTAGGGCCTCAAGGTGCGGGTGTTATTCCTGCAGATGGTGCTGTTGTTTCTATAATATCCAACAAAATAAAACCGACTGACACGTTTGTTTTTTCTAATCCACCAAATAATTTTAAGTATTTAAGGAGTGCAACACTGTATGCAAATACACCTGCCTCTGTTCAAAACTTAATAAATGCTGCCACCACTGGTGTGGTTGATGCATCAGGTGCACCGTCTGTATATCTATCAGAATTTACTATGCCGTCAGGAAACACAGGGGACTACCTGTATTTAATATATGACTACAGAGCACCTGTTTTATCAAGCCTTTGCTACTCAACAACAAGCCCACTTGATTCGTGTTGTGGATGCAGTGGAGAACAACCTTAAAAATAATTATGAAGTATATAAATAGTTGGAAATCAAACGCAAAGCAGTCAGATAAAGTTGACATTACCATTCGTTTAGGTAGTGTAACATTTTTAAAAATTTATTTTGATAACAGTAGTAATAAATTTATATTAACTTTACTGAACTTTACTTTAAAGAATTAAGATGGCGGTATCAGGAAATTATTATTTAAACGGACCTAGTTTATCTACAGCAACGGCAATATTCACCGATGTTAATTTAACTATATGTGCGCCCGATGGATGGTATTCTGATGGTGTAATTTCTAGAGAACTTGTTGGCTGTAAACTATTAATACAGCAAACGTGTTCAGGATGCGATGAAAACCAAGTAACACTACAATTCAACGCTAACTCTGCGGCAGATTTATTCTGTGCAGGAAGCTCGACATCTATAGTCTATATGGCGGTTGGGGATATCTTTAGTACAACTACTCAAATCTATCAGGACTCTTTATTAACAATCCCTGCAATAGATGGGTTTTATAGAGAGCCTTTTAACGCCAGCTATCGTGCAGAACAGTTAAGTACATTAGGGTCATTAACGACAGGACCTACATGTTCAGGAGGATTTTTTATATCAGGACTTAGTAACTCTTGTAATTCTTTCTGTACAACAAACTACTTAATAAGCGTTTCAGCAAGCTCAGTTAGTGGAAACGACTATTTTACATTAACATTGTATGACGAGATTGTAGGAGGTTTAGCTGATGGGTGGTATGCTTATGATGACTTTTCTGGTTCAACAAGTACGAGTGCAAGCTGGAGAATAATGCAAATACAAAACAATCTTGTCGTTGACATTCTAGAGTGTGATTCGTCAAATAATTGTCAACCACTATAAAAATAAATTATGCCAAACTATACATTAACATATGACGATGGTGTGAAAGGGTTTCCTTCTTTTTATTCTTACTTTCCTGATTACATGATAGGAATGAATAACTACTTTTATACATTTAAACAAGGCAACCTTTACCGTCATAACACAAACGAAACAAGAAATAATTATTACGGTATTCCTTACGACTCCGAAATTACCTCTGTGTTTAATGATGAGCCTTTAATGAATAAGATTTTTAAGACATTATCTTTAGAGTCAGATTCTTCATGGAGTGCTAGTCTAGAAAGTGATCAGCAGTCTAGTAATTTTATTGCTTCTGGAGACTTTGAATTAAAAGAGGGTGGATACTTTGGATACATTAGGGCACTTAATTCAAGCCCAGCGTTATCAACTCAATACCCTTTAAGGTCGGCCAATGGCATTGGTAGTAATACGTTTGCCAACACAACAGACCCATCAGCGGTTGTAGTTAACTTTAGTACATCACCACTTGTAAGTATTGGAAGTATTATAAGTATCGGGGACTTGTTGTATACAAAATCTGGAGGTGTTGTTACGTTGATAGGTAAGGTTACAGACAAGATGGAGGATATTGCAAACGCAGAAAATTATTTAGTTGTTGACACCACTATAACAAACTCTGCTGGAGACGTTATAGGTAATCTGCCTCCTGAGACTCCTGTTTATTATTTCTTTATTAAGAATGGAACTGCCGAGTCACATGGCTTGTTAGGCCACTATGCGGTGTTTACTTTAATAAACGGTAACACTAGTGCTGTTGAGCTTTTTGCAATAGAGTCAGAGGTAATGAAATCATTTCCTTAAAATTAGTATCTTTACAATAATAATTAAAAAATAAAAATTATGCCAACAGAAGCAGTAGCAGGAGGTGGTGCAGCAGCAGGAGGAGCAATGGGCGTTTTAGGAGTAGCTGGATTAGGATTAAGTGCCTTCGGTATGGGAATGTCTTTTCTTCAAGCAGGTGCGCAACGTAGGGCTGCAGAAAAAGCAGACCGTGAGGCTGAAAGGTCAATGGCTGCAGCTAGAAAAAAATTAGAAGTAAACTACTTAGATGCCTTAGCTGTAAACAAGCTACCATACGAATTAGAACGTGAGGCTTTACTGGTTGCAGGGGCGCAAGGTATTGACGCAGCAAGAGAGTCTGAACGAGGTGCTGCAGCAGGTGTTGGTCGAACACAACTAGCACAACAAAAAGGTCAGCAAGGAATTAGGAAAGAGCAAAGCATAGAGTTAACTGCATTAGATAGGGCAGCGGCAGCAGAAGAATCAAGGCTTCGTGATGTTGGTGTTCAGTTAGATTTAGGTGAAGTTGCAGGGGCACAAATGGCATCATCAGATGCTAGTCAGGCGGCAGCAGCAGCACAGACACAAGGATTTCAACAGTTAGCTGCTTTTGGTGCACAGGCTTTAGAGGCAGCACCATTGTTTTCAAAGAGCGCAGGAGTTCGAGCATCCAACAAGGCATATAGACAGGCTAATAGAGTAGGTAAAGAGGCTTTTATGAAAGCTAATCCAAATGCTGGTTTTTTGGGTATTGGAACAGGATATAGAAAAGCAGCAGGAAATTTAGGTAGACAGGGAGTTTTAAATCAATCAACATTTGATCAGATTACAAAAAATAATCCAAATTTTATAAATCAATTCAATAAAGCTCAAGGAAAGCAGGGAGTTCAATTTAATCAAGATTTGTTTTTAGCTAACCCACAAGGCTTTATAGGTAGAGGTAGTGTACAACAACAGGCTTTATTTAATAATGCTTTAACTGGAGTTCAAATGAGTCCTATAGAAGATGAAGATCAGTTTGTAGTTGAGGAACAAGATTTATCAAATACTGACCCAATGGCTTTATTAGGATACCTAAGTAATAAAAGAAAAATGTAAATGGCAACATATTATAAGTACGCAGAAAGGGATGCTAGCAATCAGGTAAACTGGTCGGAGATTACCTCCAACATGGTAAACTCTCTCAAAGAGGTTGAGGCTATTCGAGAGTCTAAGAGGCAGGCTATAAATGATGCTACTGCAGAGTTAGGCACAACTCTTTCAGAAGCTCCACAGGGAGACCATAGGGGCTTAAATGAGTTTGCTATGACGTATGCTAACAACGCACAACAGATGCGTTTAATGCAAGACCAACTACTAAAATCAGGGCAGTTAAAACTAAAGGACTATAACATTGGCCGTGCTAACCTTACTCAAGGGACTACGCAACTTTTTAATTTAGGAAAAAAATATCAAGCCGTTTACAAGGAGAAAATGGATAGGTTTCAGAATGGGGAGTCTGGTATGCAAGAGCAATTTCAAATGGGTGAGCTTGAAGCCTTTGCAAACTTTTCTAATCACGAGGCTTATATTAATCCTACAAACGGCCAAGTAAGTGTGGGTAAATTAATAACCGAAGAAAGAGATGGAAAGACTGTTACAACTATGGATAGAACTCCTGGTAGTTTTACCACAGTTCAGGAACTTAATTTTTCTGTTGCACAAAAAGTAGACAAGTATAAGCTTGATGGTTTAGATGCAGACATAGATAGGTTGGCTACAAAATACGTAAAAACATTTGGGCCAAATTTTTCTATCGATGACGTTAGGCAGTTACCTGAGTTTAAGAAGATGAAGCAGGACATGATAAATGCACAAATGGCTACAGGAAACCAGAATGTGGGAAGCATGTTGGCTGATTACCTTAGGGTTGCACCTAATGGAGATGCATATGGATACACAAGAGACCCTAACAAGCAAGACGAAAACACCATACTATTAGTTGCTGACCCTAATCAACCAGGCTCAGGTAAGCTTGTACCAGACTTTAGTAGTGAGATTGGAAAGAAGCAATATAAAGAAGCGGAAGGTTTTATTGATAGAGAAATTGAAAAGCAACTAAGTCGTACAGAAACTAAAAAAGAACCTAGGCCACCAAGAGAAAAAAGTCCATCTAAAATACTTGAAGAGCAACAAGGAAGTGTTGTTGACTTATGGAACTCGTTGTATAGTGCAAAAGACACTGCTAAAAGAAATAGTATTGTTAGTTCTATTATTTCTAGTCCATACAATAAACAAGCTAAAAATATGTTAAAAAACATAACCTTTGTTTCAAGAAATATAGGTACAAAAGATAAGCCTGTAATGCAAGACTTTATGGAGGTTAGTTATGAAAACCCTGCAGGAAATAGAACTGGAAATAAAGCTATTCCTATAACTGACAGCTATGTAGATTGGGCAGCAGCAGGTGTAGAGCTTCATGGAGTTCAAGATAAAGCTAAGAGAGAAAAAGGATTAAGTACAAAATCAATATTTGGTGGTGGAAAAGATAATTCATTTGAAGGGATAACTGGAGGAAGAGGTGAGGAAATAGAAAGTAATGTAACAAAAGTTAGGAATCAGGTAAGAGGCATGATAGGAAAAAACACATTTAAAGATATGAGTGATAACGATGTGGCTATATTCCTGCAGTCTAAACTTGGTGCTCTAGGGTTTACTTTTAGACCAGATAATTCTCCATTTAATGATGTATTAGTTAAATATCCTGGAGGTGGGGATGACGAGTATGTTTTAGAGGTAGGGTCTCGTGGTAGTGTAGAAAAAACAAAAAACTTTTTAGATTTTATTCTTCCGTTAATATCAAACGAAGCAGCAGATGTATTTATAGAGTCAGGTGTTGATATATCTGGAGGTGTAATAGGAGGATCAAAAGAAACAGAAACAAACAATAAGAAGAAATTACCAGGAAGTTAATATGAACGAAGAAGCTATTTTATTACTGTATAACGACTTAAAAGAAACTTATGATGTTGGGTCTATAGATGATTTTAAAAATTATCTAATGGATGATAATAAGAAACAAATGTTCTTTGATCAGGTTATTAAACCAACATATAATGTTGATGATATAGAAACTTTTAACGAAGTTTATGGATTAAAAAAAAAAGACGAATCTACTTTTGTTGCTCCAAAAAAAGATGTGGAATTGGTTACGGAAGACACTTCTTTGGATACACAAGAAACTCCTGAAACTACAGAGTACCAACCACAAAATATACTTGAGCCTATAGAAAGCGAGGATTCAGAATTTGAAGCATCCTTAAAGACTTCTGTTACTCCAGAAATGATAGCTGACGTAGAAGAATTTGTAGTTCCAGAAATGCAATACAAGTTTGGTAAGTATGGCTTTGACTTTGAGGAAGCAAATATTTTGGGTGATGAAATGCGTGTCAAAGTTCGTGGCACGAATAAAGAATTAAAAGTTCCGTTACATAGACTTTTTTTTAAGGAAACTACTTCAAAAGAATTAGAAAAATTTCTTAGAGAAAATAAAAGAAAGGAAAGCGAGATACTAAAACAAAGTCAAGCTATAGTACAAAACCAAAGAATTATTCAGACTGATGAAGAATTAAATGCTACCATAAAATTATTTAATAAAGAATCTGAACGATTTGTCTATGAGGCTAATGAGTATGCTAAATCTAAAGCAAAACTAGACAGTATATACGACTCTAATTTTTCTAATGTTAGCAAGGAGCTTATAAAAAATAATCCTGTATTAAAAGCAAACTACGATGAATGGCTAAAAGAGTCTAAACAACTAGATGCAAAACTTAAAGAAATAGAGGGTAAGTCTAAAGATTTTAAATATAAAGGTGCAAAGTTAGACAAGATTGCAGGAGATTACACTGCAATGAAAGCAGAACAAGGCACGTGGTGGTCAGGTTTTTGGAATGAAATGGCGGGTGGTTTAGGACCTACGTTTACACCAATATCTTCAATTATAGACTTAGGAACATACCTGGATGAGAAGATGATAATGGGAGATGATACTGATGCCAGTGTTCCTGTAAAAACTAGAAAAGAAGAATACAAGAAGGACATAATTAGAATAGCTAAAGAAGAGGGCTTAGCACCTGAAGGATTAAATGAAGACATGTCTCTTGATGAGGTGGTTAAAGCTCTTGGTGGGGACACCAATGATGTTAAACTTTTTTTTGATTCTATTGTCACCAAAGGGTTCTTAAATTCACCTAGTATGGCAAGAGCTAGAGCCATGAAAACAGGGTCTACAAAAGGAGGAACTCAGGAGAAAGAAGAAACAAACTTTGATATAGTTCAAGATAAACTTCTTGACATTGAAAGAAAGACTAAAAAGTATTACGAGCCAAAGGTTGACCCTAGTGACCCTGAAGGGAAAAGATTGATAAGTGCAAGAGAACTTGCCTTTACTGATGCTATGAGTGATGACCCTAAGTTTAGAAATCCATTCTCAGTTGTTGGAGCACAAAAAGACAACTTTGGTAACGAGGGTATGGTTTCTGCAGGGCGTGATGCTTTTAATTTTTTAAAGGACAAGAGCACCACAGAACAGTGGGCAGAGGTTCAAAAGCAGGGTAATTTTTTAAAGAAAGGTTTTTTAGGATTAGGAGGTTCACTTCCTGCAATGCTAGGAACATCAACTCCTGCAGGTTGGGCGCAACGTACTGCTCAGATGTACAACATGTCTACAGATTATGTAGACCAAGAGATGGAAAAAAATCCTATGTTTGACAAGATATCTGAGGCAGAAAAAACACTAGTAAAGATGCCTATAGGTGTTGCTACAGCAGTATTAGAGAACGTAGGTCTTAGAAATATTATAGCACAAAAAGGATTACTAAACTCTTTAGTTTCCAAGGCTTTACGTAAGTCAAACAAGAACACAACTGCTAAGACATTCCAGGAGTTTATTCGTCAGGATGTCGAAAGTATGATTGGAAGGGGTGCCTTAGTTATAACAGGAGCAGGTTTAGCAGAGTTTGAGACTGGGTTTGCTCAAGAGATTGCAACTATTGGAATAAAGGATGTATACAATGCTAGCAAGGAGGCTAAGATGTTTGAGACTCCAGAAACTTTTGCAACCTATATGTCACAGGTGGTTGAAGCAGGTTTAGCTGAAATGGTAGGTGGTTTTGTTATGGGTAGTATTCCTGCAGTAAGTTCTGCTGTTAGTGGTCTTGACGTTCAGAATCTAGACCCTGAAGTTTTTGAAATATTTGAGAATACGATACAAGAACCTACATTAAAAAGTGCATACATATCAGGATTAAAAAACAGAATAGCTGACCCATCTAATCAATTAGATGCTAAAGAAGCTCAGAAGGAGTTAGACCTTGTAAACAAACTAGAAGGAATAATGATAGCTAATCGTGTTCCGTTTGATGAGTTTAATACTAACCAAAGAAAGGAGGCACTTCAGTTGCTTCTACAAAAAGAAACTCTAGACAACGAAATTCAAGAGGCAGATAAAGTTTTGTCTAAGCCAAAGCAAGAACTTTTAGACAGGGTTAATAAAAGACTAGAAGAGTTAACAGGGGAAAGTATTTCTACTCAGGAGGAAACTAAACTTGAGTCTGAAGGAATTACTGAGCTTGATTCAACTTTAGAAGAGGGTGATAAAACAGTAGAAGAAACAGAGATTGAAGTTGATGATGAAGTTTTAATGACACCTGAAGAAATAAAAAAGGCAATTTTTGAATCAAATGTAGCTAGAAATAAAGCAGAAAAAAAGGGTGATGAGGCTGAAGTAAGAAGACAAGTTGAAAGAGGGGAATATCTATCCTCTTTGATTGACGAAAAAACTAGAGATAAACTAGGAATCATAAAGGATTTATATAGTAAAGATGCAGTAAAAACAAAAATAGAAGAATTAAAAAAAGATCCTTTTTATAACTCAAATTTTTTTACAGAACAAATAAAATTGCTTGAAGAGGTTTTAGAGGAGTACAATAAAATAGAAGCTTTAGAAGATAAAAAACAATTTGAATTAAATAATAGAAAGAAACCAGGAAACATAAAAGTTAAAGATGAAACCTCATTAACTGTAGTTCAAAAAATTGAGCAAAGAATAAAAACTATTGCAAATATATCAGGACAAAAAAGAATATTAAACAGATTAAATATATTTAAAAATTCACCACTTCCTGAAAATTACAAAAATCTTTTAAATGCAGATTTAGAATTAGTAAATAGCTCTATTGTTAAAGTAAAAGATATAATGGATATGTCTTTTAAACAATTTAGTGACTATACTAATAATTTAAACACCAATAGTTCTTTAGTAGACACTACTGCTATAGATAATCAGATTAAAGAGGCAAAGCAAAAGATAGAGAGCTATAAAAAGTTTGATAAAATTGCTGTAAAACCTGCTCCCAAAGCAGAAGTAAAAGTAGAAGCAGAGGTAGAGGTTACTTCTAAAGAAGAGACAGAAGTAAAAGAAGAAAGATTAAAGGACTCTCAGATACCTGTGTCAAACCAAAGGTTTACTGTTGAAGATGATAATGGAAATACTATTTTTGTAGAAATTACAACAAATCTTGATGGTAGCAGGAAAGTAATTCAAAAGATAGAAGATGGAACTATTGTAGGAGCAAACTCCAAGATAATTTCAAAAGACAATACTCTAACAAACGAAGAGTACACTTCACAACAATTTGGAGATATCAAACAAACTGAAGATGTAGATATTAAAAATATAAGAAGTTCTAAAGTAGAATCTAGAATGTCTGACAGGCAGCGTAAAGCAGCAGGTATGGATGTAACACCTGAAGCTGAGGTTGAGGAAAAGAAAATAGATAAGGAAACTCAAGAAGAACAAGAAGATATTAAAGAGTTTTTTATAGATGAGTTGGGTGAGAGTATTTCTCCTAACTTAAACATAAACAAAGAAGGGAAGCCTGAAAAAGTAAATAATTTAAAGCCAAGAATAATTAAAATAGCCAAGGCTAGTGCTAAGGCTATTGCTAATTTACTTCCTAAAACAAAAATTGTTTTACACGAAAGCAAGTCAGAATACTTTAAGTATACTGGTAAAAAAGGTAGAGGTTATTATGATACTACGACAGACACCATACATATCGATTTAACTAATGCTAAGTTAAGCACTGTACCACATGAGGTGTTTCATGCGGTGTTTTTAAATAAGTTAAAGACAGACGCAAAGGCAAGGGCGATGGCTATAAAGATGGTTGAGTCTGTTAAAAAGACCCTTCCTAAAACAAGTAAGCTTTACAAAGAAATTGATGCCTTCAGTAAGCTATATACTGGTGAACAAGCACAGTTCCAAGAAGAAGAGTTTATTGCAGAACTTATAGGCTTGATGTCA